GATTTTTCTGCATCAAAACAATAACAGATAACAAATACTTTCGAACAACTAGTGTCCAAGCTGCATTCGCCATCGTAAAGAGACGCACTTTTTTAGCTTCCGCTTTGGCATGGGATATGGGCTCGTCTTTTGGACAACCGCTAAAAATAGCGTGAGCTCTTTCACCGCGATGGTAAGTCGCAATAATTTCTTTCGCCATATCCATTACTTCGGGAGTGAAGGTCATCAAATCTTCGCCTGGGTTACTTTCCACAGGTTGCATAAAATGCTTTTTAGATTTCCTCCACGGGAATCCCATACTCGACTTTCTATTCATCTTGTCGCAGTACAGTACTCCAGCAGCACCATTGATGGCTGTTTTATCATCATACACCATAACTGTTTTTTTATAATCCAGCTTGGCATCTTGTATATCATCCCAAAATTGGTCAACACAAGTGTCAAGGGTTTCTTGTTTTATCATAGTCACGGGTTGTGTCATATCATTCCATGCATGCCGCCAAAGTCCCTTTCCGAACTCGGGCGCGGTTTTTTCTTCTGGGTAACCACGCTTAACCATCGAATCCCGTATCAAGGTAGGGATTACATTCGACCTATTTCTTGGACGCGCATAATTTTGCAACGAACCGAGCACATTACAGGTTCCGGATTTCATCTCACGAGCAATACTCTGAACATTCAATCCTTCCAAAACCTGGGGTGCAGAAGGTGCGGATACTTCCACTTTCCCACGACTTATTTTAGCCGCAGGAAACTGTTCTTCCACACGAGTCAACAACTCACGATTAATGCGAATCGATTCACATTCAGTACCATAACCGAGGACATGTATGCCCAAGATCAGAGGGATACCGTTTGTCTGCGAAAACAACACAGCACCACAATCACCTTTCTCCGTCAATACTTCTGGACGACCTTTCCAGGTATCTGTCTCAGCAAAGACATCGTGCGTAGGCCATTTGGAGTACGAGATGTCGATATTCTTGACGGGATTTGTAAATTCATAGCCAGTCGCTCTTCTCCCATAAAGGGCACCGTCTACTTTTCCAATGTATGATTTCATAACAAAGTACTCAGATAGATCAGTTCCGGGCGGCCGACATCGCAAACGTATAAAGGCAAGATCTTTCTCAGGAATTCGAAGAATCATAGAGGGATCGACCTGAATATCACGGGAACCGCTAGAAAGCCCACAGGCTTCATCACTGATGACGTTAAGTAAAAAATAGTCAACAGGAGGTATTCCATGATTGTTTACAACATACAAATCAGATTTGTAATTGAAGGCGCAATTGCGCCGGACCTTTCCATGGTTGGTATCAAAAACCACCATAGCGCGTTTGATATGTCTGACAATGGTGTCTTTTGGACGACCTTTAGCCGAAAGCGAAGACTGTGATAAATCAGCAGAATTGCAAGCATATTTGTCTTCATAAGATCGGACGATACGTTGCGTATCATCTGGCGGTGGGGTTTGACCATACGATCCTTCAAACGCTTGAGGTACAAGCGCAGTTGTGGCGCTCCAAACGCTCTTAATAAGCAGATATAATCCAACTCCGGTTGCAAAAGCAGCACAAAGAGTCATGATCGCCTTGGGGGCATCTATGCTTTGATTAATGCGTTTTCCCGCATATTGTAACACCATGCGGGTTAGTGTGCCCTTGTGTTTGGACTGCCAAGCCATATTGACACGCCAGTACGGGCCCCATACTAATGAAAAGAAAAAATCAATCCAAAAATAGGTGCCTAGATATATCCAAATTGCATACCATGCTAGAATACATCTCTCGTACAGCGGTAATTCTGACGTCACGTGGTGTGATAAAACTTCTCTCTCGGAAGCCACCAACGCACAGCACTCACTTATATAAGAGGCTCTCATACTCTCAAACCGATCCTTAACATCATTCGCAGAGTCTTCAGCCTTTCTCATTAAAGTGGTCCAACTTTGAGTACAGTCACAAAATTCTGATGGGAGCTCACATCGAACACAAAGTGTTGATGATGCTACTTTATCCATACTAGAAAGTGCTGCATCTTGATCAAGGGAATGGGCATGTATCACCTGAGTATACCATTTAAGAAAATCTTTCATGGTGGTGAACGTACCCACTTTATCCAATAACCCTCGTTGATCATCTTTCCCCGATTCTCGCGGTCCTGGTACAACGCGCGTGATCACGAAGTGCCAGTAATCAGGGTAGGTTTGATCTTCAACAGGTGGCAATTTGGATGTATCCAACATTCCAGCCTTGTTAAATTCGGGTTTTGGAATGGCTTCAATGACGTAAGGAAAACGTCGTTGAACAGCTAGGGGGCATGAAA